CCCACAAGACCGGCCAGCCGATAGGGTTTAAACGATCAGACACGGAGAAATGACTCATACAAAGGAAGTACGACGAACGGCGGAGCCTGCGAGGTTTCCGCCGTTCGTTTGTTTGTTGTGCCAAAAGTTCCTATGTTTGCAAAAACATTACAGATTATGGGTATATCAAATTTAATATGCCGTTTTTGTGCATATATAGAGCGAAGAAAGCGTTTGCGGCTTGTTTATGTCATCCTTAAAAACCCTAATGCTGATCCGGGGCTGATAGAGAGCTATTTGCAAGCCATAGATAAAGCAATTATTAAAGATTAAGGCAGTATTACGGGGAGGACAAAAACGGCCAGCCTTTCGAAGGGCTGGCCTTGACGAGCTGCCGGTCTCGTCAACAGTTTATCGGCGACCTTTATATCTTCTTTCCGCAGTAAGGTTTCCATGATGCAATAGGATGGTTAGTTAATTTCGCTATTTGTTTCCGGCAGGCTAAGCCTATCTTACTGGATTTACCGTTGAATCAACTGAATCAGATATAGTTCTTAAACTCCAAATATCAACCTCTTTTTTTATTCGTGATAATTCGTATAATTCTTCATCTGATGGTTGATTGTTTATTTCTTTTATCCTCATATCAATTGCAGATAGCAGATTTTTAAGTGTTACTGCATACACTTTTTTTGATAAGTCTAATGTTTCCCAACTAACTTCTATGCTGAAATTTTTAAACTTATCTCCATATAAATACGGCGTCATATTGCATATATCTATAATAGCCTGCGCAATGTGTGTTGTATTATCATATAGTGTAGATATTCTCCCGTATTCAACTATAGAATGCAATCGTGCCTCAATAGCTCGACCTATCTCTCCCTTGCTTTCTTCTATTTTACTATCAATTTTATACATGGATGCTTGCGTAAAATAATTCCTATTGTAATTATCGCTTTTATATCCATGTAATAATTTTGAATATAACCTGTTATCGCTGTTTAACTGTTCTATTCTTTTATTTAGTTTATTTGCTAAATTTCTACTTTCATCCAAAGCTTTTTTAACAGAGCGTTTTATCTCTAACGCACTATATACTTGCCAGCCGATAAGAAAAGTTATCAATATTCCTAAAATAGCAACAATAACGCCTTGATAGTCAAACTTGAGATTCTCATTATGAGGGTATACCCTACATGAAAGCCATATAGTTATACCAAGCGAAATAATAGATATTGCAATAGCCCATACACTCAATGCTGTATTAACAATACCCACAGAAGAAGATTTTATTTCTTTCTTCTCACAAAATAAGCCGATAGACCATCTATTATTACCCATATTACTTTTTATCTTTCATCACTAAACGTAGCAGATAATCACGTTCGTCAGGGTCTACTTCGAAACTTACACAGACTTTATCGCGTTTTTGTACTTTTTCAAGTACGCTCTTCTCATCCACATATTTTTTAGGCCAAGTGAACAAATCTATGACCTCTACCTGCAAGGCATTTGCGATTTTCGCCTCAATTCGCGTTTCCCGTTCTCAATGTTACTGACTGCGGAAATGTCCAAATTTAGCGCATCCGCAATAACCTGCTGACCGATAGATTTTTCTATTCGGATATCTTTGATATTCTTTACAACGTTGTTCATATTTCAATTTATGAATTGCAAATTGATGATATTGTGCGATTTGTAATTTTAATTCGTGATTTTCGCAAAAAAAAACTTGCAATATTCACAAATGTATTTTATCTTCGCTCTGTGAAAACAATCTGAAGTAGGTGTAAAGATGATACAAGCAATGGATAATACACAGAATATCAAAAAATTACCCTTCCAAGAGTATATTTTGAGTATTAAAGATGGGGATATTCGAATTGCTCTAAAAGAGAAAATGAAGGGCCGGTTGGCAATTAGCGATGCCACGATGTCTCGGTATGTGAATGGCAGTGTCCGTCCCGATCTTCTCAAAAGGAAGGAGATTGCCAAGATCATCCGCCGTCACTCGGGCGACAGCAGCTATACCGCCAACAACCTCTTCCCAGTGGAGTTTTACGAAAAGATATAGTCATGATAGTATTATGCATCATATTGGTGTTGATCGCCATTTTATCGCTCATTATCTGCGTGCTTGCATTGCGTGCCATATATCGTCAATACGAGCAAAAAAGCAATCCTCTCCTTATCGCACAAGGGGGTATTGCTCGTACTGCTCAATATGATTAACTGTGCTTGCGTGGTAGCGAGTATAAATAAGGTATTTCAATAAAAACACTCAATATAGCTTATGCAAACGCTTCGCAGCATAGAGTTTTTCAACGATCCCGAGGGTGGGGTAATGGTACACGATACCGAAGGCGTCCATACTTACCAGCCCGAAGACAAGATGCTGACAGGGGCATTGTTTACCCGCATCGAGACCGAATATCCGAAAGCATTCAAGGCTCTCGCCGAGATTTACCGCAAGAGCCGTGCGAACGTGAACTACTACCGGTTCCTGATCTGCCACCGCTTTATTCGCTGCAATTTCGGGCGGCTGGATAACCGGCAGGACATCGACGGGATGGGGCGCTTCACCTTCGAGGATGTGAGTTGCCCGATCAAAGGCGAATGCAAGTATGCCGGCATTATATGCAGCCCCGAGTTCGATACCCGATTGACCGAGCGGCAGAAGGAAGTGATGAAACTCTATATGGAGGGGATGGGCGATGAAGAGATCGCGGATATGCTTTACATATCGCCCGAGACGGTGCGCACAACGAAGCGCGACGCCTTCCGTAAGGCCGAGGTACATTCGTTGGCTGAGTTCGCAATCCAATACAAGGATAAGTTATGAAAACTCCGTGGCGATGGTGGCGGGAATACCAAGCGACCGAGAAAACTTGCAAACACTTGGCGCTCACGACGGAAGATATTAAAACTTTGAATTAGGCACTATAAAAATATCGGGAGCGGCAAAACCCGCTTTGACATAGGGCAGATTTGAATTAGACACCCTCGCCGCTCCCGATTTTATTAAACCATAGACTAATATGTACTTCGGCAAAAAAAATATCACCAAAAATTTGGCGGTTTCAGAAGAAGTCGCTAATGTTGCAATGCGAGATAGTGATAATTGCGTATCACAAGTACATAATTCGAGCGCCATAACGGCGCATCCCTGTGTTCCTATTTGCTACGCAAATGGTCGCTGTCTCGCAAACAAAAGGGGGTGCGCCCTTCTTTTTATACATTATTTAACTAAACTTTTGAACTACAAATGCGAGACAGTGAAAAAGTTAGTGGGACGGGGAATAATAGTACCCGTACTGCATTCGTATCTAAACGAAACAAGCGTTTCCCATTTTTCATCCGCGATATGCGGAATCTTCCGATCGATCCGGAAGAAACTCTCTACCAAGTATCATTCAGCGCGAATGTGCGCAAAGAGTATGGTGCAGGCGTTACCGCGCTGGACTTCTCTCGACCTTACCGTACCGAGCATCCGCTCCTTGCGTTGGGACTTGCCATTGCCGACGTCGAAGGCCAATACGGTGTGGCCGCATCCGTCGATGTTCGAAGCATCCGAATCATCAAACTTTAAGATTCTCGGATACCCCTGTTCCGTGCCAGCCTGACCGCTGACACGGGAGCCAATAGCCACCCTATGAGGTGAGAGGTTCGATCGCTGGCAATACAACCCCAGCCCGCAAGGCAGAAAGCGATCCGGCAGTCGGAGCCGCACCATTCCGACCGACGCCTGCAACGTATCTGCACTATGTGCCGCCATTGAGAAGATGCGGCCGCGAGTAAGCAAATAGCCGAAATGCGCGAAAGACCGGCATAGGCTCCGAAGCTGCGATGACATGAGCGGCGAGGATCACCGGGACAAATAAGCGCATTATTATGCCCGGACGGCTTTGATCGGCTTTCCGGGCTCAATTGCGGGCTTATGCACACGTTCTTTCAGGGTTAGAAGTTTTGTTATTCCGCGTAAAGCCCGCTTTTTGCCCTGCGGCATCGACCGTGCCTTTGATGGCGACAGGGCGCAAACCTTAAAACCTTATACATATGGATAAATCAAAACCAAATGAACCGCAGCGTCACATTCGGGATTACCTTATGCAAGGCGGTACGCTGACGGTTCAACAGGCATTCCGGCGGTTCCATACGACGGAATTACGGAAGGTCGTCACCCGTTTGCGTCGCAAGGGCGATACGATTGTCTCCCGTTGGACGGATGGACAATCGATAGATGGACGTCGATCGCGTTATAAAGTATATTACATGATTCGAACAGACAACATCTCATAGCTATGAAAGAGAAAACTTTTTTCGGATTCGACGTTACGCCGCGCGGGGTGTATCGTAAGGAGATTTCGCGCCTTCGTGACGAAGTGGGGTATCAACAGAAACGGGCCGACATGCTCTATTCCCGCAATCTGGATATGAACGACAAGTTGAAGCGGGCGATGGAGACTATCCATAGACTCGAAGCGAAGCTGGCGTCGCATGATCGAGAGCGAGATAAGCAAGGGCGATTTAAGAAATCGCAGAAAGGTATCTAAATCTATCGCAAGGTAATTCGCCATATTATTAGATTAATCACCCTGTCGTCCGCTGTGAAGCTCGCGGCGGGTGGCCGCACGAGTCGAGGCCCTGCGCAGGATGCGTGGGAGAGTGGTAGGTTCGGGCGGCTTTTATGGATGCATAGCTCAGCAGGTCAGAGCAGCCGGCTCATAACCGGACGATCGGAGGTTCGAATCCTCCTGCGTCCACGGGGAGTTTTGAAGATGTCTCCCTGTTTAAGAACACGAAATCCGAATCCGCTGTTATGGTAATGGCGGTGCCGGCGCCGGCCCCTGCGAAAGTGGGGTATTTTTGGATAACGACAAAAACAAAAGATATGGAGCAAGAGAATTTTAAATCCATTGATGCGGTGAGCCGTATATTCGAGATGTCGCAACTTTGGTTGCATCAGCTGCGAATATGCGGTTTCGTCGGTACTCGATTCTCCCGTAATGGGAAAGGTAAACCCGTTGCATTGTATAATGTGGATGATGTTCATGAATGGATCGAAGGGCATCGAGAAACGTATCAGACACGCAAAGGGATGGGAGAGTATAACAAGGTCACGAAAACGACAGTTGCGGCGGTCGAGTGATCGAGACCATCATAGACGTGTAGCGCAAGGGTAGAGCATCAGATTTTGGCTCTGAAGGTGGTGGTTCGAATCCGCCCGCGTCCACAAATTAAGTTAAACAACCAAGTTTATGAAACAACTGACCAAAGAACAGGCTATCGCTTTTTTCGATAGCAAGTGTTATGAAACATGGACGCCGGAGCAGATTGTAGATTTCCAATTATTTCAAGATAGACTCTGTATGCCGTTCGATGTATTCCATGCGGCGATTGAAAAGGTATTGGGCCGTCCAGTGTTTACGCATGAGTTCGCGTTTCGAGATAGGCTTATAAAGGAGTGTAGGGGCGATAGGCCTGCGCCGATGTTGGATGAAATCATAAGTTTGATTCCCGAAGAAAAGCAAGTCGCTATTTTTGTAGAATAAGAAAACGGAGTGTCCTACCACTCCACGACGGAAAGAGCGTTAAGCTACGCTATCTACTGGTACCCAAATCACAAAGACTTTCGCCTTCTTGGGATAAATGATTTTCCCGTTTTTTTTGATATACTTGCAGAAAACAGGCTTGCACAACTTTCCGTTTTTGAATTCAAACGCAGACATGGAGTCACACCTCCTTTCTTTTTTGGTTAAAAAACCTAAAAAATCTTGCGTCCTACCGCAAGATAAAACCCGGTAGTAGGATACCGGGTTCTTTAACTTGAATGGACGGGTTTCTGAAAGCAGTAATAGACCACTGTAAAGGGGTTACCGTTTTGGAAACTCCTACAAACGGAGGTACCCAATCAATTAAATTCGGCAGAGAGGGTGATATGTATCGACTGGTGCTTAAATCAAATGCTCTGAAAGCCGAAGAGTTTCAAGCATGGGTATGTGATGAAGTTCTCCCCACGCTCCGTAAGACCGGCACCTACACAATGGCAATGCCGAGAAATTACGCGGAAGCCCTGCGTCAGTTGGCCGATACGGTAGAGGAGAAAGAAAAAATCCAACTTCAGTTAGAGAAAAAGACCGAGCAGCTCGACGAGGCAAAAGATTGGTTCTCGATCAAGCGTTGGGCAAAGGAACACTGCATGAACTGGCGAAAGGTTTCGTGGCGAGCTCTGAAAGCTATATCGGCAGAACACGGGCTTGAAGTTAAAAAGATATTCGATGGGAACTATGGGGAAGTGAATCTTTACCATCGTAAGGCATTTGCCATCTTGTATGGCAAATAACGTTCATAATATTTTAAGTGTTCGGCGGGGCTAATAACCCCGCTTTTTTCATATTTTTTGCAAATTCAAAATGAATCGCAGAACAAACTATTTTATTTCGTATATTTGACAAGACGAATAAATTGAACACGATGCAAGATGTCAGGCTACATATTCATATAGAAGATACAAAACCAATGGAACTGCTGGATTTAACCGGATCTTTGGTTTCATTGAATAATCAATATGTGTCCTACTTAAAGAAACATCCGGAGCAAAATATCAATAGCGAAGCCAAGCTCTATGTTAAAGAGATTCGTCAAGGATGCGTTATTGTAGAACTTATCGATACGTTGGCAGTTGCTGCATTACCATTCATGGGAAATGCGAATTCGATCATTGGTTTTGTAGGATATTGCAAAGATGCGCTAAGCTACTTTTTGGGTAAAAGTACGAAGAACCCTGATTTGACAATTTCCGATTGTCGGGATTTCGGGAATATTGTGAATCCGATTGCCGCAGATAATGGAGCTGTGATCAACATAGGCACATATATCAACGGCGATATCAAGATTGGATTGAGAACCGATAGCGTCGAGTCGAACGCAATACAAAATGCCGTAAGGAAAGAAATCGAGAAACTATCAGTGCGAGAACAAACCGATATTCACAAGAATGTGCTTATGACATGGCAGCAAGCCAGCAGCGATATAAAAAACAATGCAAAGAATCGGGGCGTCATCGACAGCATTCTCCCCGGACGGGCCATGAAGGTGTTGTTCGACGATGAGGAGGTGAAGCGGGAGATGTTGTACGGCGAAGACAATCCTCTTACGTCGGTGTACGTTGTAGATGTCAAGGTTGAGACCTCGCAGGATAAGCCCGTAGCTTACTGCATCGTGAAGCTGCATGAGGTGTTCGAGGCATAGTAATTCTTGATTCAACTTTGAAAAGGCGTCGAATTCGATGCCTTTTTTCATATTTTTTTGCAAATTCAAAATGAATCGCTATATTTGCAATGCCGAATCACCCAACTGGGGTATATCAGAAACATACTAACGTCCTTTTAGGGCGTGTCCTTGGTTCACTTCTGCGCCCGCAGTTGTGGTGGTTTGGCGACAATAGAGGGCACGCCCTTCTTTTTTACATATTAATTAACTTGTGTTAACCAAATGCCAAACAACAACACAAGCGTTCAATCCGTGAAGAATAGTAACGGTAACGCACCAGCTTTCGACAAACTCACGAAAGCCGAACTCATCGAACTTCTTTCTGGGGACATCAAGGCTCCCATTACACCCGCAGAGCTATACCGCTGTGCCGTGTCCATTGTTGCCAAGTGGTGCAACGAGGTTATTGCCGACCGTTATGCGTCGATGTTCGACGTCACGAACGGCCTCGAATCACTGGAAAAACTCTACAAAAAACCGATAGTCATGGATTCATTCGAATTGAAGCCCGCGCCTCTCTGGAAGAGAGTGGCCGGTTATTTCTGGTGCATGTGGTATAAACGAGTCCATACTCAGCGTCGCAAACGCGGTCTGTTCCTCTATCGAGAGCGCAAACGTCTCTCCGAACCGCAAGTGTTATGGCCGAGCTTGTGATCCTTGTTCTTTTCTCGTGTGCGATCCTGGCCGCCTACGGGTTTGCGGCCGCGCACCGTGATAGCTTCGATAAACTCTTCGACAAACTATTCAATGAGCACTAAGATGAACCAGACCTATTCAATCCCGCTATCGAAGACCGATATATACGACATCTATCCTTCGAAATTGGGGCGGTCGCACGATTATACGACATCGATAACCCTTACAGTTGCAAGATCTATCTTCAATGATCTGCGCGAGCAGGTCGGTCAGACCAGCAGGGGCGACTACGACGGCGAGAGAGTCGAGACCGATTTCGACCTCTATCATGTGGAAGCGGTTCGCCACTACGAGGTGTGTAAAGATGTCGATGGATCCGGCGCTCCTCTGCTGGACATCCGCCGAGACGATATAGAAATCGTCAGCGTGATGGATTTCGACTACGGAGATATGTCGTTTCCGGCGATTGTCGACAAACTCAACTACTACGGAAAACATAACAATCTATAAAATGAAAACACGCATTGAGGTGAAGAGCCGTGCCACGGGCAAGGTCATCGCCAGCCACGAGGAGAACCGCCGCATGACGGCCAAGGAGATCGAGAAAGCCAAACGGGACTGCCTGCGCAATCTCGATTTGGCCAAAGTCACGGCACCGGAAGTAACATACATAAAAGATTAGTATATGGAGATGAACAGGGAATTACAGACACTGAACAGCGAACAACTCCGCCAGCTGTCACTCCCGCTTCCGGCGGAGGCCGTCACGCCGCACCCGACGAAAAAGTTTCTCTCGTCGATCAAGTCCATCTACGTCACGGAACGCTTAAACGAAGTATTCGGTGTCGGACGCTGGCGCATCGAGACGGATGTCGTGGAAAAGCAGGAACGCATGGTCGTCGTGAAGCTGAAATTTACGATCCCGGATTACGGCATCTACTACGAGTGCTACGGCGGCAATGACAATCCGGATCTGGGAGATGCCTACAAGGGCGCCACGACGGACGCCATTACGAAAGTGGCTTCGTGGCTGGGAATCGGAGCCGACGTTTTCAAGGGGAAGTACACGAATGGCAAATTCCAGGTGGCTGCACAGAATACCAAGCCGGCACAACCGGCTCCTCCCGCCCCGATACCGGCTGCCGCAGCCGTGCAGGCAGCTCCGAAGAAACGGATCACGGCCGATATGCTGAACGATCCGGTCTTGCGCGATCAGTTCATGCGCTGGGCGTACAAGGGCAGTACGACGATCAAAGACCCGACGAAATTCGATGTCATCGCCTTCCTTCGTCGCACTTACGATGCGGACGATACGACGGCGGTAGTCTTCGCCAAATTTTACGACGAATATCTAAACAGTAAACAGCAGAAAAGATGAACACGCAGCCGATATTGATACGCGAGACGAGCAGCCCCACAGAGCTGGCGAAGCTCGCCGTCGACGCCGTTACCCGTGGAGACGTCGATCCGCTCGTCGCTTACGAGAATATATCCCGCATGGAGAAGGCGATCGAGCTGTTCAAGAAGTCCGAAGAGGTGCGCGACATTACGTTGCGCGAACTGGCTAAATACGGACACGGGAAAACATCCTCGGACTGTACGATCGAAGAGGTGGAGGCTGGCGTCAAGTACGACTACTCGGGCTGTAATTGCCATGCTTTGGACGACTTGTACAAAATGCGCGATGCGGTCATGGCCGACATCAAGGAGAAGGAGAAGATATTGCGGGCGTTGCCAGCCTCCGGCCTGACGGATCCCGCCACGGGCGAAATCTTCTATCCTCCTGCGCGAAGCAGCAAGACGACACTTAAAGTAACCTTCAAAAAACGATAGCAATGGCAGATTTAATCAATGTATCGCTCTGCGTGAGCGATATTCCCAGAGACAAAATTTTCGTCGCCGAAAACGGCAAGAAGTACATTTCGATATGCGTTTCGGAGCTTCGCCAGCCGGATCAGTACGAGAATACGCACTGCGTATTCATCCGTCAGAGCAAAGAGGAACGCGAACGGAAAGACGCGCGCACGTATGTCGGCCGAGGCAAGTCGGTTATCTTCCGTCCTGCGGAACCTACGCCGGATCAAGTCTCCGATTTGCCCGTAGCGGATAATACGGATGATCTTCCCTTCTAAGTGCCCGATCAATGGTTTACGACCTATCGAAGACATACGACCGCGAGAAGTTCAAACGTCGCGTGAATATGCTCTATAAGCGTCACGTCATAGTTGATCTGTCTGTTCCCCGGCCCAAGCGGACAACGGCCCAGAACGCCTATCTGCATCTGTTACTGGGAATGTTCGCTATGGAGACCGGCAACACGTTGGAGTTCGTGAAGCAGGAGTATTTCAAAAGGCTGGTAAACCCTGATCTATTTGTAGAGCATCGGCACGACAGATATGCCGGAGAGATCGAGGTGCTACGCTCCAGTCGGGACTTGAATACCGAGGAGATATCAACGGCCGTCGAACGGTTCCGAAACTGGAGTGCGTCAGAGGCAGACATCTATCTCCCTGCACCTAACGAACAGGCGTTTCTCGATTCAATAGAACACGAAATGCAATGCAAAAAGATATGGCTTTAAGAGAACACATATTCAACATCATATACGATGTGGTAATAGCCAAGGAGGCCAATTGTAGAGACCCGTGCTATGCTTTATTCTGTGCGGATATACTTCCGATACTGGGGTCTTGAATATTCGCGTTACGAGGCGGAAAGACCATAGAATCGCTTTTGCGATCGGGGCGTATTGAATACAAGGCAACGGCAGATGACTGGTTATTCAGACCAAGAACATATAGAATAGAGCACGTTTAAGAGACCATTCCTGAACATGGACCATGGATATATCAAACTACACCGCAAGTTCTTTTTGAACACCCTCTGGAAAGAACCTCGCGAATACTCGAGAGCAGAAGCTTGGCTTGACTTGATTCAGAGCGCAAGGTTTGAGAGCTCTCAGGAGGTATTCAATGGGCGAGTGATAGAAGTCCGCAAGAGTGAGGTGGTGGCAAGTCGTCGATACCTTGAAAAACGGTGGGGATGGGGAAGCTCTAAAGTCAACAATTTTCTCGATTTCTTGCGTAAAAACGGGATGATCACAACCCGACAAACCAGCCAACAAACCATAATAACGTTGTGTAATTTTGATATTTACAATGATGCGCAAACCAGCGGACAAACCAGTAGCAAACCACTGACAAACCACCGACAAACCACTGGCAAACCAAATAATAAGAAGGAAAAGAAAGATAATATTATTATCCCCCCAAATACTAACGTATTTGTCCCCCCTTCTTTGGAGGAGGTAGCTGAATATTTCGACCAGAAGGGCTACACACGGGAGGCCGCTGAAAGGGCGTATGCCTACTACACCGAGCGGAACTGGGTAGACCGTAACGGCCAGCCGGTGAAGAACTGGAAATCGAAGTGCATTGCCGTATGGTTCAAGCCGGAGAACAAGAAGCCGGATGCCGGATGCGCATCCGATATTGTGGACTTCCGCCGGTGGATCCCGCTGTAAAACCGTGAATCATGATAATCGCTGATACCAAAACAAGGCTTCTTTACGAGATCAACCCAACGAAGCCTTCCGGGGAGAACTACATGACGTGCCCTGTATGCTCGGCAACACGCCGCAAGAAGAATGACAAGTGCTTATGCTGGAATGCCGACAAGGAGATCGGACACTGCAATCATTGCGACGCCTCATTTGTCCGCTACGTGCCGTTGAAAAGCCGTCCGGAACACAGATACGTCGTTCCCGAATGGAAGAACCGCACCTCACTTTCGGATAAGGTCGTGAAATACTTCGAGGGTCGGATGATCTCTCAGGAGACGCTGCGACGTATGAGGATTTATTCCGACGTGGAGTGGATGCCTCAGTTCGGTAAGGAAGTCGAGGTGATGTGTTTTCCGTACTTTGTCGGAGGACAGTTGCGGAACATCAAGTACCGAGGGCCGCAGAAATCCTTCAAGATGGTCAAGGACGCCGAGTTGGTGTTTTACAACTTCGACTGCGTGGCGAAGGCCGAGGAGCTGATCATCTGCGAGGGGGAATTCGACTGCCTGACGTTTGTAGACTGCGGATTTTCGAACTGCGTATCGGTGCCGAATGGCGCCGGGGCAAAAGATTTGTCGTATCTGGATAACTACGTGGACGCCTTGAAACACGTCAAAACGTTCTATATCGCCGCAGATTTCGACGATCCCGGACTACATCTCCGAAACGAACTTGTCCGCCGCCTGGGTGCCGAACGGTGCCGAATCGTGACCTACGCGGGCCGCAAGGACGCTAATGATCTGTTGAAGGCCGAGGGCGGGAACGCTATTCGACGGATCATAGCCAACGCGGAAGATGTGCCGGTAGAGGGGGCGGAGAATATTACGTCGCATTACGACGACATCTACACAATGTTCTCGCAGGGACTTCCTTCGGGTGAACGGATGAGGATTCCCGAGATTGACGACGTTGTGCGATTCACGACATCGAAACTGGCGATATGGACAGGTATTCCGTCGCACGGGAAGTCTGAAATGCTGGACTTCATTGTTGCCCGGCTCGCTGTGGAGTTGGACTGGAAGACGCTCTACTTCTCGCCGGAGAACTACCCACTCGAATTGCATTACGCAAAGATTGCTTCCAAACTGATCGGGAAGCAGTTTCGCAGCGGGTGGATGACAGAGGATGAGTTTGACCAAGCCTACAGTTTCATATCGGAGCACTTTTTCTGGATGAACCCCTACACGACAACAACGCTTGAACAGATTCTTGACTGCGCCCGATATCATGTTCGCCGATATGGAATCAAGCAACTCGTTATCGACCCGTTCAATTGTCTTGAACATCGGCGCAAGCCCTCAGAGAACGGAAGTGAGTATATAGGGCGATTCTTGGACGATCTGAGTCGCTTTGCCCGCAGAAATGATCTGCTTATCCATCTTGTGGCGCATCCGGCAAAGATGGAGGCATTAGGCCCTAAAACGAGGACGTACGGGCCTCCGACACTGTACGACATAAGCGGGTCAGCGAATTTTTACAACAAAGCTGATTACGGGTTCACGGTATATCGCAACTTCGAGGAATACCGAACTTATTTGATGGTAACAAAGGTCCGTTTCCGGAACTTTGGGCAGGTAAACAGGGAAGGGATTCAATTGCAATACAACTTTGACAACGGGCGATACGAAATTCCGAAGAATGATGTCAGGGAATTAGACAATAGCAACTGGCTGATCCATAAAGGCGAACATGAAACATTCGTAGAGTCAGAATTCGAAACATCTGATGAAAGCCCATTCTAATTATGAGACACATCGAATCTGGAATACAGAAAGCTTTTGTGAGGTGGTTCCGCCTGCAATATCCGTCCTATGCACTATGTCTGACGAGTGTCCCGAACGGCGGACTCCGGAGTAAGACAGAAGCCGCAATCATGAAGGCCGAAGGCATGACGGCCGGTGCTGCGGATTTGCTTCTGCTCGTGCCGAGGGGCAAATACGGATCGCTCGGTTTGGAGTTCAAGACACAAGTAAAGGGTAGTCGTCAGAGTGCCGTACAGAGAAGATGGCAAGAGTCCTTTGAGGCTGCGGGGAACAAATATGTTGTAGTTCGCACGCTCGAAGATGCTATTTCTGCCGCAAATCGATACATGAATCCGGATAAACAAGTTTACCACAATGGAATCAACGAAACAGATTAAAATCGAAATCCGCAACCGTTGGACGGGCTCGGTCGTATTTGAATACACGAAAGAGGGAAACACAATCACCGAAACGGTTTTGGAAGCTATTAGGCGCGGTGCTGACCTGCGCGATGCCAACCTGTGCGGTGCCAACCTGTGCGGTGCCAACCTGTACGGCGCCGACCTGTGCGGTGCTGACCTGCGCGATACCGCCCTGTACGGTGCCGACCTGCGCAGTGCCGACCTGCGCGGTGCCAACCTGTGCGATGCCAACCTGCGCGGTGCTGACCTGTACGGTGCCAACCTGCGCGGTGCCAACTTGTACGGTGCCAACTTGTACGGTGCCGACCTGCGCGGTGCCAACCTGTTCGGTGCCAAAGGATGTTATCTATCATGTCCGACTGAGGGTAGTTTCATCGGTTGGAAAAAAGCCTCTGGGCATATCGTAAAGTTACGGATTCCGGAAGATGCGCAACGCAGTTCGGCAGCAGGGAACAGATGTCGTTGCGATAAAGCATACGTCGAGGAGATTCAGAACATGGACGGCACCATGGCAACTGTGGATGCCGTTCGTTCCGACCATGGCCAAAACTTCGTCTACACCGTCGGTGCCACAGTTGAAGTTCCGGATTTCGACGATAACAGGTGGAACGAATGCGCACCGGGTATTCATTTCTTCATCGATCGCAGGGCAGCGGTAGAGTACTAAACGAGATAAAACCATGAAAGTCATCGTATCCTTTTCAGGCGGTAAGGACAGCCTTGCGGCGTTGCTTTGGACGCGGGAGCATATCACCAATAATTTCACGACGGTGTTCTGCGACACGGGCTGGGAACATCCGCTGACCTACGAATACATCAATCGGATCGCAGATAAACTGCACCTCGATCTGGTAACATTGAAGTCGAATAAGTACGACGGGATGGTCGATCTCGCGCGGCAGAAAAAGCGTTGGCCCTCTGCGCGGGCGCGGTTCTGCACAGAAGAACTTAAAATGAAGCCGATGATCGACTATGTACTCGACGAAGTAAAAGACAATATGCTGATAATTCAAGGCATTCGAGCGGCGGAATCATCGGCGCGGGCCAAAATGCAAGCCCAATGTACGTTTTTCAAGTACTATTTCGAGCCTTACGGTTATGACAAAAACGGCCGACCGAAACGACATTCCTATCGAGGCAAGGAGGTACGAGCATTTCGGGTGCAGTTCGCTGATGATCTGTTGCGGCCCGTGTTCGACTGGTCGGCACAGCAGGTGATAGATTATATCCTTGCCGCAGGGTTGGAGCCGAACCCGCTCTACCGGATGGGATACAAGCGTGTCGGGTGCTGGCCGTGCGTGATGGCTAACCAACGGGATATTCTCAATATATCCCGCCAATCGCCGGAACGGATAGATCACATCGCACAGCTCGAACAGGAGTTGCAAAACAAGGGTCGGCGCAGTTCCTCGTTTTTCGGCCCTGACAAAATTCCTGCCCATGCGATCGCCAGCAGTAACAAATACCCAGACATCCGCGATGTCGTGCACTATGTCAAATGGCAAAACGGATGTTTCGTCGTGAACTTCGGGGATGTTGATGTTTTTCAAATCTCCGATTGCTTTGATGATTCATATCAGATGTGGGTCATCGGGAATATCCACGACAACCCCGAAATGCTGAAAGGAGGTGAATGATGAAAAGCAAAGAAGCAAAAGAATTTATCGACGGGTGTATGGATCATCTCACGATGGAGATGACTGACCATGCCAAATGGCAACTTCGGGCTGCAATGACCCGTGCGGCCGAACTCGCCGAGCAGGATACCGAGCAGCAGATGCGGCAAAAAGCGGTAGAGGCATTCAAGTCCTCCTGCGAATACAAGGACAGTTGTGGCGGGATCGGCAGGGATTGCCACCCTGTACTGTGTGAAGATTTGGGATCATTTATCCAAAAACTAAACGAGATATGAAACTGAATAAAAACGAAGAGTGGATAATATCCTACCTGAAAGGTAAAGACTATGTGTCGCCGTTGGTAATCGGCAAGGCACATTCCCAAGCCTTTGGGTTTAGTGAGACACACCACAGCAGTTGGACTTCGCCTATCTGTTTGCGGCTGGTGAAAAAGGGGGTATTGCTGCGCAATGATAAGGGGCACTATAAACTGAACGAAATATGAAAACGATTAAAGAACGGGCAAAATCGTACGCGCGAAAAGTATGGCGCGGTGGGGTCAGAGATTTTGTCGGCCACAAGAAAGCAACTTAATTGGATTTCATCGCCGGTGCACAATCCGAACGGGAAGAATTGATCCGCTGGCGCAATTCGAAGGATTTACCCGAGCGTGACAAGGACGTGTTATTGAAAATACAACTTGTTGGGTATGACGAACCGATGTATTCCATTGGATATTGGAATGGCTCTTATTTCAGCAATACGCTCGGACATCACGGTGAAGTTATCGGCTGGCGGCCGATTTACGAAAACGAATAGAACGATGGGCATCTTGATTACACACGACGGCGTGACGAACGATAAGATCGCCAAAGCGCAGATCGAGGCCGTCGAACGAAAGCAGAACGAATACAAACTGATCGGGCAACTGGTTCGGGTACCCGGTCATACCCTCTATAAATTCAATACGGTTACACGGACAGCGCAGAGAGCGGAAGTGGAGGTGTCGGCCGATTCCTGATTGTCCTAAATAATGCTATCTCGCAATGATAGATTTTCGCACCTTGAAATAACACGAAAGATGAGTAAACAATACGAAGTGAAGATCGCGATTCCGGAGGGTTGCAGACTCGTAGGCTGCCGCACGGACGAAGATTGGGCGATCGTGGTCTTCGAGGATGCCTCGGGCCCGAATATCCGTCAGATCGGGTTTTGCAGGGAGCACACCGGAGAGGTGGAGGAGCAGGATTGTTTAGCGGACAAAATTAAATAGGAAATATAAAAAGAGGCGATCCCGAAAGATCACCCCTCACCCAAGAACAAAGGTAGTAATTAATTCGGGATTTGCAATGAAAGAGCAAAAAGAAAAACGTAGAGGAGGGGCGCGCGATGAATCAATCATCTACATAAACTTTACTCGCGCAAGTCTTACCAAATTAAATACTGATACTGAGAAACGGTTGGGAATATCTTATCCTTCAAATTCTCAGCCTACTTTAATCTCTTCTGTCCGAGTAAGTGCTTTGCCAGTCTTGTGGCGGGCAGTAAAGAGAAAAATTCGAGAACATATCGACGGATGGCAACAGGAGTTGCCGTTATTTTAATTCAAGTATGGATGATATTTTATTAAAAGCTCTTAAAGAAGGGAGAGGAATATATGTGGTTTCGGGTAAGGATTTGCTTCGTTTCCACACTCAGGTAATGCTTGATGCTAAGAATATAGATCGAATGCTCAATGCCAATGAAGCGGCTAAACTTCTTGCAACCACGCCGCGCACTTTACAAAGATGGGATAATGAGGGATACTTGAAGTCCATAAGAATTGGAGGCGTAAACAAGTGGCGTTATCGGGATATTATGCGGCTAATAAATGGAAAAGATGAATGCTCTAATACATAAAATGGTGCAAGTGTGGTGCAAATATGCAAAATAAAAAAGACTAACAAGCTATATAATAGGTTGTTAGTCTTTTGCTTTGTACCCCCCCCCTCAGGAGTATCGTTCTGAATATAATTCCGCTGTGTTTGTATCGAGTGTTGAATAAGGCTGATATTTGCATGACGGCACGATACGACAAACCCATCATACGGGCAATTTCTGAGGCTCGAAATCCATTTCTTAATAATAAGTAAACCAAAATGTATCGAGCATCGACCACTTCGGCAACTCTCTCGTGTGAAATGATTCTTTCTTCGGCTATTTCAGTCTCAACGGATACCTGATTTAGCAATTTCGCAAATATCTCTGTTTTTCGCATCGCTTATTCCGTTTTTTTGTTTACCTTTGCTATACCCCTGTACAATACAAATGTCCCACACTCACGAAAAGGAATAGTCCTCAGCGCGAGTGTGGGATTTGTACAGGGGTGTACTTTTTCTGCGAAAAACGTTGGGGACTTTTTATACTCTCTCCCCAAAGAGTTCATCAATAGGAATTAAAAACTAAATATAGTCAATGTAGCCCGAGCTGCAATATAGCTCTTTTCTTGAAGTGGATTATAGCCGAGTATTATATCACCTCCCCATCTTCCTCTCGTATAGCGTCCGTAGACGCCCGCCCACTGGTTGTATGGATCGATTCCGAGGGCGAGTCCCATTTCCCAGCGCGGCGGCCGCACCTCGGTATGCAGTTTTGTAACCGTAATCTCACGGACAACGGGCTTTACTACGGCCGAAGCCCGCAACAGCCGGTTTTCTCCTACGGTCGCATCGACAAGGAATGTTCCGGTCGAATCGGCGGAGAAATCCAGCCGGTAATCCCGTTCGAGCAGATAGTCGGCGATGATCGCGGCTGTATCTACACTCATGTATTTCCATACCGTATCGGCCGGTTCGCGCACCGCGACCGGATAAGGTTCCCGAATGGTGTCGTACACGGGAACCGGCCACGGCACCCATCGGGTAACGGTACTGTCGCGCATTTCGACGGAAGCCGCCCCGCGGCGGTAGCCCCAGTCGAAAAACAATCCGGCGAGCAACACAATACAGATTATCTTGCAGATCAATTTCATAAACAAAAAACGGTAATTCCGAATCATTGGAATTACCGCTTCATGACTATATAGTGTTCGATGATCTATTCTAACCCATATCGTTTCATCGTTCTTCGGTCGATTGCAGGCGATTCTTTCAATAGAGAGTACACCTGTGTAAGATCAGCTTCATCCAAATATCCGATGTATTCAGCATTTTCCGCAATGCGGATTTCTTCTATATCTCGGATTGAATAACAGTCCACGTATCTATATTGGCCTTTCAGAAATTCGTATTTTTCAGGATAGATACAATGTTGAAAAGGAGCTATCACGTGGGCGAAATTGATATTCACATTTGTGTTTATCAGAGATACCCCGACATAATTACCTTCGGCATCGACGCCGACGATGACAAAATATTTCGTCCGGCCGATCGCATGTTCTCCCTTCGGCGTTACTCGATCTTTTGGGTAAAATTCCATTCGAAAGATACTTCCGACCTTGATTTGTGCTTTTTTCAGCACTTCGATTTCACCCAGCAACATCAGTCTAGCGCCTTGTCGATTTCCAATGAATCAGCCAGATATGCCAACACCTCTTCGCTTGCGCCACTTTCCCTGGCTATGCTCAGATCATCCATTTTATGGCTGGTCGGATTATGAAAAGCCCTTGTCCACTCCGCACCGTGCGTTTTGGCCATCAACTTATCGAATCTCATTCGGGATACTTCCCCTATGGCTTCGTCAAGACATTCGATATTTGATTTCGAGAGACATTCCATGTCCGGCTGCTCATTGGCCGTGAAGCTCTCGTCCTGATAGTCTATCGCCGCTGCAATACGAGACAATACCCTGTCGTCGCAAAATCGATAAGGCTGACTTTCACCTCTGGCAACACGCAAGATATTGTACATGAGAGACGGGACCGGCCCGAAAGGCAATGCGGAAATCCGGTCGTTGAACAAGGGAAGCGCGTATTTTACGAAATGGTTTTTCTGTGCATAGAAAGCCGTCTTGACGATATGGTATACATCCCTCGTTCCATCCGGCATTTTGTTCAGTATGTACAGCAACACCGCTTTCATACGCTGTATATCCGGTTCTCGCATAACAGTAAAGGTGTTTGGTTTGCTCGGTTGCAAAGATAATGCATTTTTCATAAATGTTGAATTTCATCCTTCGTTTTCTCGCCTCGGCATAGTCCGAACAAGTTCGGCTCTGCGCGCGGCTTAGCGAAAACGCTCAATTTTCGAACGAACTGGCAATTCCAATATTTCAAAGAGCGTATTCTAATTCGGGGCGGTTGTCAAATAATTCTTGACAACTGCCCTCATTCCTCACAGATGCAACACCTGCCTTCGGTTCTTCCCGTCGGCACGGTATGAAATATGGATCCAGCGGCCCCGATTCTCGTCGATGAGCTGGTCGAAGGGGATCGCGCTGGCTGCGATGCGTTCGAACAGCCGCAGATTATCCGCGACGCTGCCGGTGGTGAT